ACAACAACAACAACAACAACAACAACAACTTCTATTCCAGAAAAACAGGTTGTTCATGAAACAACAACAGCCACGCATGCAGCAACAGCAACAACAAAAGTAACAGCAACTTCTGTTCCAGAAAAACAGGTTGTTCATGAAACAACAACAGCCACGCATGCAGCAACAGCAACAGCAACTTCTGTTCCAGAAAAGCATGTCGTTCACATACCAGCGAGACCAGAAAATCCGGTTGTTCATACGACTCCCGTACAAAATATTATTTACAACATTAAAATTATTATTCGTCACGCGCAACACTCGAAAAAAAAAATGGATAGACACATTTTACGTATTTTGCATCATTTGGATGTAGCATCTGACAAGTATAAAATAGTAAAACGAATGCATGCGCACTTTCGTAGTCATTATAAAACAATAATCGAATATTACAAGAGTCGACTTGAACGATTGGCGCGTCGTTGGGATGAATGGGATGAATGGGATGAATGGGATGAAGAAGAAAAAAAAATAAATTCTAAAAAGTTATCAAAACTTATCAATGGTATGAAAATTTTTAACAGGTATATCAAAACCATTCAGTATAAATTACATTTTTTAAAGAATATCGAAACAAAATATCGCATTTTGCATATTTTTTATGCTATGAAAAAGCAATATCATTCGGATATGATTAAAATCATCCGTTTATATAATCCATTTGATAACGATACTGCATGTATTTGAAAAGTTATATAAGTATTATGTATATACATACAAATATACCATGAAGACGGCTGCGTTACTGTTTTTTTTACAGTATTTATCTTATTTTTCGTATGGAGCAAAAATTTGTAGGTCTACGTCTATACCATTTCATACTTGGGTCCAAATGGAATATTCTTGCACTCAAGCTGGAAACTGTGGGATTCGTGCTCCTTTTACACAATGGAGGGATATTGGATATGAAAATGGCAACGGAGGAACATTAAGAGACGAGTCAAAAAACCCAAATGGCGTTTACAGGTGCAGTTCTTGGTTTATTGGTGAACTGCAAGGCCGAGTAGCCAGAGCAGCCACCGCTCAACAAGAACGCTCTACAATTGCAGCATTGGTAGGCGCAGGATGGAACACCGCTCAGTACGGTCTAATAGCCGGAGGCCTATCATCCATTACTTGTGACCCAACCACTTGGTCATGGACTCCAAGAAGTGGAAGAAACAATGTTTGCTGGACATTTACGTGTGCTTACTCAACATACTTATACCGAGTCCTTGGAGTTCGTTCAACTGAAGTTGGTTCTGGGTTAACATCATTGAAAAATAGACCAGAGTTACCATTGGAATGGACATGCAAACCCGAAAAGTACGGTTCTGGAGACGGGTGTGACTGCAACTGTGGGGTTTTTGACCCCGACTGTAATCCATTCGAGGCGGTATCTATAAATTGTCCAAACTATGACGACATTTGCATTCCCGGACCTATGAATGAGCCGGTTTGTGCATTACGCCATGAAGTCCTTAGTGACAGAAAGCTGATACAAATTCACTCTGGAGTGGCAGTTCATCATCCTCAGTTCTATTTCTCTAATGAAACGGATACCGACGGCGCACCTTGGGGAAATTATACGACGCCGTACATTCGAAGTGTTGTACCAACCACATGGACTTGTAATCCGCTTTTTTATGGGTCAAACGATGGATGCGACTGCGAATGCGGAGCGTGGGACCCCGATTGCGATACGACAAAACACGCTCAAAGGGTTTTCAACTGCGACACCACGAATAATGAAGTACGATGTGTCATGTCGAGAACTACGCCTTCTATACCGGTTTGTTTGTATGACCGGATGGCAACAATAGCTGCAGTTGACGCGGGATATCCGTCGCTTGATAGCTCAACCCCAGAAATATCAATATCAACGATTATAGCAGCATCTGTTGGGTCAACGCTTGGCGCCGTAGTGCTTGTAGCAGCAGTAACATTTTTCGTTATTAAACGCCGACGACAGAGCCGACAAAGTTTGCAGTTGATAGAGCTTATGCAAGTAAACTCTTAAAAGTTAACCCTTGGAAGAAATATTACAATCGGTTTTATTTCTTCGAATTAAAAATATATTGTTAATACAATAAATAATAAATCAGTAAAATCAGTAACGTAACGATGGCGACTGACTCATTGAAGAGTATTGTTCCAGTTATAAAAACAATAGGTGAACGCAACGTGTGCATTTTATCAGAGCCAAAATGTGAAATGGTATACGCATCAGTTACATTACGCGGCGGATTCTATACGGAAACGAATCCTGCCCATCTGGGTATAACGCATCTTATTGAACACATTCTATTTGAGTCCTGGAAAAAATGTTACATGACACTCCCGTCAAAAACAAACATACAACTAAAAATAAAAACAAATGTGAAAACCAGAAAAACAAAAATAGCAAAAACAGTAGCCGGCCCTAAAAAATCATGCCTCCACTTTTGGAATAGTCGTCCGGTAGAGTACAATGGCCGTACCGACAGTCAGCATGTCACAGCATACATCTACGGTCTGGCATCCGAGTCATCGAATATCGTAGACTACATTACGCAAATGATATGCAGCTGCAAAACACATTTGAACCTGAAACTGTTGGCGCATATAAAAAACACGGTACTGAATGAACTTACTGCAGCAGAAACAAATAGCATGCAAAAATTGGAGTATGAGCTCATGTCGCGCCATATCACGCCTAAACTATCCGATGCGTCTTCAGGCGCCTTACACATTGGTAACGCAACGCTTCAAATTGAAAATTTACGAAAGCTTACGCCAGAGCACATTCGAGACTACTATTACCGTTTTTTTATTCCTGAAAACGCAGTATTCTTGTATAGCGGGTGTATCACCGAGCATCAAGTACGCACAACCATTGCGTCGCACTTGTCACATTCACCTTCACCTTCACCTTCACTGTCACTATCACTTTCAAAACGTCGTAATACACGTGCACGTGGCGTGACGTTTGAACCCAGCCGGATGTTTACGAGACAGTTTTTGGACCCGGGTCCCGGTAAAGGGACAGACTCTGAAAGCGGTCTAACCGCAGTAACCGTTGTCAAGGACCCTTCCGTGAAAAACAGTGCGCTGTTTATGATAATTTTTCCAATGAAACAGGTGCTTGGTGACAAGGAAACCATAATTGATATGGCGAGAACCAGCCAGATAATGACGTCGGTTGTTACGCGAGAGCTTATGGAACTGCTTCGAATGGAACACAATTTGGTGTACGGTGTTAATGCGGGGTGCGCCACATCAACCGGAATCAACATGTTTCGCATCTTTGGGTCATGCCTACATTCCAACGTCGAGCTCGTAATTGAATTGTGCATATCGTATGTTCGCGAGCGACAGCGAAAACGGGTTCCCGAATCAATTCTGGAAGCTGAAAAGGGGAAATTCAAAATGGTAACACACGTTAGTTCGCATTCTCTCGTTTCAATTTCAAACTTTTTTGAGAAAATGATAACGCTGTCCATGATTTCCAGACATCCAACCAGTACACTACGTCTGGGGTCGTACGATGCATCCGTAAAACAAGTCGATAGGATAACAGCGTCCGATATACGCGACTACTTTAAACGTATCCGCGTTTCAAAAGCGGTAAGTGGGTACAGCATACGATAAATAAATATATACGACTGTCACTTCACTTTTTTTCAGATATATTCAATGAACCTTCTTTCTACTTTTATTGATATTTTTATTAATTTAATTATTGTTAATAAATATTAAGTGAATAAAATAAATGTCAGCTACAATATTAGTTATTGACTCTGGGCTAGGTGGTAAAGACTATATTGAAAAATTAAAAAAGTTGCATGTATATGATAGTAGTGACAGACTCAAATACAAATGTAAACTTATAAAACCGTTTGAACACATGGTATCATCCTATGACAAAAAATACGTTCGTGATAACCTTATGGCGTTACTTGAAAGTTATACAAAACCAAAACATACAAACCCAAATGTGAAAATTCATTCCGTTGTTATAGCATGTCATAGCGCTTCATCATGTATTTTAGATATACTTATAAAGAATAACTTCATGTTAAATAAAGTAAAAATTTATGAACCCATTGTACCTATGTGTTTGTTTATTCAGCAGCAAAATAATACATATGAAAATAAAAAAAATAAAAAATATAAAAAATATAAAAATATTTTGATTCTATCCACACCTTTGACTCAAAAAATAAGATGGCACGAAAGGTTAATGCAATTGAATGATGCGAATATGAATGTGCATTATATAGGATTTCCATTTTTAGCAGAGCAACTTGAAAAAAACATTGACTATAATGCATCACTTGATAAGTTGAAAATAAAACAAACATTTATACCAAGGTGTGACTGCGTAGTTTTAGGGTGTACTCATTTCAATACAATCAAAGATGAACTACACCAAGAACTTGTAAAAAAATATAATTTTAACGGCATTATTTTAGACTCAAATGCTGTATTATCAAACTTTTGTATACAATAATATACTGCTATTTATTTCACTTCTTTTTCATCACCGTTTTTTTCGTGGAAGTTGATGCGGATGCGGAGGCTTTGGCAGAGGCAGACGCTGCTGCTGTAAGCCGTTTGTCTTCTTGTTTCATATACTCTTCACGCAGCTCCTGCAAATCAGTTAGCCATAATTGTTCGGGACTGGTCTTTTTCAACGTCTCGTGTTGTGCAGCCTTGCTGTCTTTTTCTCTGATAAGTTTGTCAACGTTCTCTTCGCTCACGCTGTCCATTGGCAGCTTCAGCAAGTACTTGTATCCTTGTCCTTGGCCTTGGCCGTTATTAGACCCAGACCCAGACCCAGACCCAGACCCAGTTTCAGAGTCTCCAGCTTCGGCGTAGCCTTTTTCTTTCAGCATGGCAACCAGCTCATCCCCGCGCTTTCTGCGCAAGTCAATGCTTCCGTCCAACAACTCTTGAATATATCTTGCCTTGTTTGAAAGAACTTGCAATTCGGAAGCAAGAGTCTTCAGCTGATGCGCCTTACGCTTTTCATATAGCGTAAGCCGCGTTTCATAGTAATCGTTCGCAATTTCTTCCACGTTGGCGTACTTGCGTAACCTATCCTTGCTATCAAACAAGTGCATGTTGCTTGTTGTTTCCGTAGTGTACAGCTTCAGCATTTTCTCCAGCGCGATGCAGCACCCGTAGTCAACGATACCCGAGAATGCTGGCGCTTCCAAATCTGCGCTTGCCGGAAACGTTATCGTGAAATCCACCACCGTGTCCGAGCTCATGTCAACGTATTCTTTAATTGTAGCCGATTCAACCAGCGATTCCAGGTGTTTCTTGAAGTCGTCCGTCCAAAATCCAACGGGAAGTTCCGTTACATGCACTTGTTTTTTCTCCGGGTGTAAGGAATGAACTCCGCGAACCAGATACTTGGTGGAAGCGCCGTTGCCCGTCGTCGTAGATGTACTAGTAGATGTTATCGGTGTAATCGTTCCGCAAAACCCGCGATAGTACGGTTCAATTTTGACGCGCTTTGATTCTTCTACACTTGCACCTGTCAACATGTCGCGAATGTAGTCAATCACGTGCAACGGATTGTGCGGCATGATATCCGTGCTGAACCCGGTTCCAATGCCTTTGGTCCCGTTCACAAGCACCATTGGCACAATCGGAGCATAAAATGTGGGTTCAACCTTTTGTCCGTCGTCGTCCAAGTATTCCAGTATGGCATCATCCTCTGAACGAAACAGCAGCCGCGTAATTGGATTAAGTTGCGTGAAAATGTATCTTTCACTGGCCGAGTCTTTCCCGCCACCCAGGCGGCTTCCGAACTGTCCATTCGGTTCAAACAAGTTGATATTATTACTGCCCACAAAGTTTTGCGCCATGCCCACAATCGCCGCATTCAAACTTGCTTCGCCATGGTGGTACCCCGAATGCTCCGACACGTATCCGCTGAATTGAGCAACCTTGATTTCGGTCTTGAGTCCGCCCTTCTTGAATGCCGCAAACAGAATCTTGCGCAAAGATATTTTGAGCCCGTCCATTCCGTTCGCAATGGAACGCTGGTTGTCGTACACCGAAAAGTGCTTGAGCTCACGTGACATGAAGTCTTCATACGATACGTGCGGGTTGCTGGTATCCAAATGTTCGGTGCGGTTATAACTGGAGAGCCACTCCTTTCTATCATCCGCGCGTTTCTTATTGAACACCAAGTCAATCGCGTTATCGCTGGGTTCGCCAGTGTACTGAAAATCAACCACTTTCTTGTGTTCAAAGTATTCGCGAAACTCGCGTGCCGTACTTGTTCCTAAACCCTTGTAATACTTGACATTCCAAGTTGAAACGTCAACTGCGCTTGTGATTGCTCCTGCTCCTGTTCCTGCTGCTCCGCTTGTGCCCGCTCCAGCTTTCCATGTTTCGAACTCGCCTTCGTTGTAAAACACGCGCTCTTGTGCGCCTTTACGCGCCTTTAGAATCGGAGTATTCATAAACCCGATAAATCCCGGAATGCGCGTCAGTGACGGCCACTCACTTTGAAACAGGTTGATTCCCAGTCCCTTGATATGAGACCCATCCAAATCCTGGTCCGTCATAAACAGCACTTTACCGTACCGCAATCGTTTGGCAACATCCTCGGCTGTATACTCGCGTCCATTTTCCAGACCGATAATGCGTTTGATATCTGCAATTTCCGCATTCTCCGCGATACGTTTCACGGCTTCTCCGCGCACGTTCATGAACTTACCTTTCACGGGATACACACCGATAATGTTGCGGTCCTCCTTGCTGAGACCGCTCACAATGCCCGCCTTTGCTGAATCACCTTCGCAAAAGATGATGATGCACTGTCCCGATTTTTCCGTTCCTGCAAAATTAGCGTCAATCAGTTTCGGAATTCCGCGAATCGTCCGCGTTTTTGCGCCGTCTGTTTTTTTGGCAGCTTTTGCCTCTTTCACTTCCGTTAAAGCGCACGCGGCGTCCATCACACCCATCTTGGCAACCTTTTCTACAAACTCGTCGCTCAGGGCGCAGGTTGAACCAAAGTTGGTTGAAACCGTGGTGAGTTCGTCCTTGGTTTGACTGGAAAATGCGGGGTTTTCAATATCGCATCGAAGGAACAGGGTGAGTTGTTCTTTAATAGTGGCCGGTTTCACGTCCACCTTCTTTTTAGTTTTAATATAGGCAGCCAGTTTACGTAAAAGCTGGCCCATGATGTATTCCACATGTTTCCCACCCTTGGACGTGCAAATGCCATTGACAAACGACACGTGTGTAAACTCGTCGGTGTGTGTGAGACACACGGCGTACTCCCAACGGTCATTTGGTGCTTCGTAGACGCGTTTAGTATCAGGTGACTGAATGTAAAGTCCAATGTACTGCTTGAAGTCCTTGACGGGCACGAGGGAGCCGTTGTATTTTACGCGAATGCTCTTGTCTGTAACGGCAGCAATGTCGTAGACGCGTTTCATGAAAAGTGCGGTCATGTCCGGTGTCAGGCCCGATATTCCGAGACGCGCGTAATCGGGACGAAATGAGATGCGTGTATACGGTTTTTTCAGCGAGCATTTCGATATTTTTGGCGGGCAAATCTCGCTCAAATTGTTCTTGAATTCCTGGGTATACTTGAGTCCGCGCACGTGGTCAAACGTTTCAACGGACCCCCACGTGGACCAAATGAGGACCAACTTGAATCCGAACCCGTTTTTCCCGCCAACAATTTTTTCTTTTTTGTCTTCGTCATAGTTGGTTGAAGTGCGTAAGTGTCCGAAAATCATTTCAGGAATCCATACCTTGTGTTCCGGATGTTGCGCAACGTCAATTCCGTTGCCGTCATTTGTCATAGTGATTGTGCCGGTACTAGCATCTACTTCCACTTCAATAGACGTTACGGGAAGGGCATCGGGTTTGCCGTCCTTGACGGCTTGTGCCTGGCGAACCACGTGGTCACGCATATTGACAAGGCCTTCATCGACCAGCTTGTAAAGCGCGGGAATGTGCGAGAATGTTTTGAGTTGAACTGAAACGGAGTCCGATTCAGTTTTGATTGTGGTATATTCGGTGCACTCGGTCAGTTGAATTGACCCAATGTAGGTGTCTGGTTTTTTTAAAATATGT